TTGTGAAAGATCTTCCCAAACATATTTGGAAACAACATCAAACATTCAATGTTGAACTGACTCATGAGGAAAGAGTTGAAGCAGCCACTCAGGGATTATGGAAAAAGGAGATGGAGCAAAAGTTCAAAGAGGCAGAAATAAAAGATCATGTGGATAGAAGTCATTTATCTTTTGCATTGACAACACGCACAGAAGACATTAGGTCTTTTATCTATGGAGACCATCTTGTTGAGAAGTCTTTAGATATAGATGTGCATTCTGAGTATATGAGGCTAGTTGGACTGGCAAAGACTTTCTCCCAGGGAGAATCATCTTTCACAAATTTATCAACTAGTGTTGATGTGTGGATGAATTTCATTGCTCCTTCTAATATAGTGTCTTTTGCTGATTTCATAGGGACTATGTGCACTGAAGTGTCTTTAGCAATGAGACACTATTGTGAACCAAATCAAATGTTGGTAAAGCAAATGAAATATTATGATGTGTTACTAACCATCCTTCCAACTGGCACTCATTGTTTTGTCAGTTGCATGATCTACAAACATTCATCCAAGGTTATAGATACAGAAAGACTAGGATGTCCATTTTATGACATAGGAAACTACTATGTGACTGACTTCTTCAGTTTGAATGAAGTGACAATGGAGCATTTTTGTAAAGCTGGGCCATATATGGCTGCTATTTCTGCTGATATGCTTGGGCACTTCAGTATTGATCCTACAACTGTTGACAGTAAACAATTCTTCTCTAATAAACTGTTTTCTCAATATTGGCAGTCTATGAAATCAATTCTCTTGTGTTATCTAAACAATAAAACTGATCTTGAAGAATTAATTACTGGAAGGAGATACCTATTCATGAACTTGTTTGATGATGTTTGTCCAGATCCCATGAAGCATGTAGAGAGATTGCCAGGTGTATTGAGAAGCAGGTTGTCTGTCTACTTCACTAATAGACTAGTGAACATGATGGTTCATTACCATAGATATCCTGTTGAAAAAGTGTTTCTTAAAAATGAGAAGGGGGGAGATGCAATAACATACATGAATTTGACTAGTTTGTTTTGTGATGGTACAATTACTATAGAACAAACTATCTCTGAGTTTTACTTTGGGTATGTGATTAGCAAAGAAAAGGGCAGAGGGAGCATGTCTTCTTTTAGCATATGTGAGAAACTGTTCAAAGAGGAGATGAAATATCTCAAGAGAAAAGGTGCAGTGTTAACTGTCTTAGAAGAACCTAGCTCTCATCAGACTGATCAAAGATGTTTACTGAGAGTTATAGATGTATCTAAATCTATCTTAGAGTCAACCATGGGTGAGAACTACATGGATCAGATGGAAGAAGATATACTAAGATCCCTAGGACAAGTATCATTTTCAGATTTGGCAACTTTAAAAGCTAGTGCCAGGACTCATGATACTAATGTTGAGATAACTGAAGAGATGAGAACCAAATCTGACACAGTGAAAGACTTGCTGAAAATGATGCAAGATTTAAATGAAAAGGAGTTTGCTAGGAGACCCAAGATGTTGGAAGCAATAGTATTGCTAACTGAAGAATGGAAAAATGTACATGGCAGATTTCCAGATCATGTTTTAGAAATGGCTCCATACTGTCTTGAGAGTCTTGAGTTGAAAAATTGTTTTGATTCAGACCTATTCTCTAAATCTCAACATGGAGGAATTAGGGAGATTCATGTAATTGAGGTGAAAATTAGATTGTTGCAATTGATGATTGAAATGATTTCAAGAAGATTGTGCTCAAAGTTCAAATCAGAAACCATAATGCATCCAGAAACAAAAGAATCTTTTGTTCCTAAACATTATAGAGTAGCTGGAGTGACTTTTGAGCAATTTCTTACCATGTGCAAGTCAGCAGATGCTACAAGATGGTGTCAAAATCATCATGCAGTTAGATTTGCAGTAATGCTGATAAGAATGACTAAACCAAGATTCCATGGATTAATATTCAGAGTTCTGAGACTGTGGACCAACAAAAGAATAACCTTACCAATGGAATTAATTGCTGTGTTTTTGAAGAATAAGAATACAGCTTCTGGAAATCCTAATTTTGAAGCTATGAGGACTGCATTTTACAATGGTACAAGACCATTCACAAAACCTGAAAGCCACCAAATCATCATTTCCAGTGGAATGTTTCAAGGAATTTTGCATTATCTATCATCATTATACCATACTGCCATCCAAGAATTCTGCAGAATGACCACAATGCAATTAGTGAAAGCCAAACTTGGTGTTACCCCTGTATGCACAATTGTACAAAGTAGTGATGATTCTGGGATGATGTTGTCATTGCCATTTAAAGATGGAGGTAAAGATTCTTTAGAATTTATGTATGTCATGATGGTTTGGAAAGAATACTTTGCTGAATATCTACATGTCATGACTTCCTGGGCTAAGTCTGCCATGATGATAAATTCATTGATAGAGTTCAATTCTGAATGGTTCCTTAGGCAGAAAGTTGTTAGGCCAAGATTTAGATGGGTAAGTGCATGTATGGAAACAAGTATGACTGATAGTTTTGTAACCAGAGAAAGAATATTTAATAATGTTCTAACACAGGCTGCTGAAGGTGGTGCTAGCACTTTTGAATGTAGTATAATTCAAATAGCACAAGCTTGGATGCATTACAAAATCCTGGGTTTAGATACAAATCCTTTGTTTTCTGTATATGCAGATAGACTAATGAAATACCCTGATCCATCTTTAGGATTCTTCCCATTAGATCCAGATATTTCTGCTGGTCTTACTGGATTTGATTATTCCCTATATTTAGTGGTAAGAGAAACATTTAAGGATGGAGGAGAAATACCTGTGGATATGGTAGCTGAAGTTGAAGAGATGAGAGAGAATTATGAGCCTCCTGCAGATTCTGGTGTGGAAAAATTTGAGAGAAAACCTGGGTTGACAGCAAGAAATGAAGAATTCAAAACATATAAAGTTGAAGACAAACAACTCCATATGAATTCTGCCAGATTATTATTCAGCAATTTGGAAATATGGAAAGCTATTGTTGAGAAACTGAAATTAGAATCAATAGATCAAATGATTGCAAGAACTGAGAAAGATCCAGAGTTGCTATTTGGAAAGAAAACTACCTGGGAAGAGGACAGATTGACTCTAGCTCTTAAAATATTCAGTCCAGGTGTGAAGCAGTCATTATCTAGTCATCAACCTTTGATTAGAATGATAGTGTCAAGTGCTTACATCCTAAATAGAAGATGTTTGAGAGCCAGAGGGAGAGATGACAAAGTTTCTTTATATGCTTTAATATGTGAAAGAATGTCTACAAAAAGTAAAGTACCAGCAGATTCATCCAGAGAAAGACTCAGAGTTCTTTTTCCTTTCTGGCCAGAATATGACAGTATGGATCAATATATAAGAGAATTTCAGAAAACTGCAGTGATGAGGGATGATCTGATGTCTAGAAGATCAAAAATGAAAATAACAGTGTTTTCATCAGATGAAGAAGATTTTTCATTAGTTCAATTATGTAGGAGAAGATGGTTTGGTCATGACTGGTTGGTACCAGTTGGTGGAACTCATTTCAAAAATCTGTGGGAAATAACAAAGAAGAGATTCACCTATCTGAGAGATACTCCACAAGAAACTGGTCAATTCTTGGGTCTTAATATGATAGAGCTAAGATTCTTCTTAGAGTCAATGGCAACCAAAGGAAGATCAGTCAAACTAACAGACACTCCAGCAAAAGGGAAAGACATTTATACAGTTCTAACTAGGGTGTTTTGGCCAGGGAAGAAATTAAGGTCTGCAGCAGAACCTCAGGGCTTAGCAGAGATCAAAGTTCTTAAAAGTAACTTGTTTGGAATTGTAACTTATGCATTCACAACTGCCTATGGCAAACAGGAGATCAGAAAATTATTAACACAGTGCACTGCTCTGTCAGGGCCATATACTTCAATTCCAAGAGAGCACAAAGCTCTAAAGATTATATTTGATTACATCAGAGGTGAATCCAAAACTATACTGATAGAAAGACTCAAGAGGATGAGATCAGGAAGAGTAGGGTTCTTTTCTATAAGACAAGATTATAACAAAGAGAAGAGAACAAGATCAGGAAGAGGAGA